CGGTGTCGTGCACCAGCGCGTTCTCGGCCCAGCCTTCCCACTGGTTGGCCAGCATGGCCAGGATGGCCTTGTGCTTGGGCATGGCCGCCTGCAGCTCGTCCAGGTCGTGCCACTGCGAACGGCACACCCAGCGCGCGTCGCGCAGCAGGAAGTCCCGGCTGCGCCAGTCCCACCACATCTCCGACCGATGCACGTCTCGCACGCGGTACGGGTAGTTCAGCGGGTCCGAGTCGCGCGACACCTCCACCCAGCCGATGCCGCCCTTGACCTGGCCCGCGTAGCCCGTGCTGATGGCCATGTCGGCGTAGCTCTCGCGCTGCGCCTCCTTGAAGGCCACGTTGAGCACGTCCACCACGTCGCCCAGCTCCTCGCTGTCGCTCTGGATCTTCACGTCGGCCCGGTTGCGCGCCTCCTGGCCCAGCACCGAGTTCACGACACGGCCAATCAGGTTGGTCGAGCGCGGCTTCAGGCCCTCGGCCGCCACGAACTCCTCCTGCTCGGCCGTCAGCTGCTTGCCGTCGTAGTAGGCGTGGCACAGGTCCGAGCGCAGCCGCCAGCGGTCGGGCTGGTCCTCGCAGTCGCGCACCAGGCGCTCCAGCGAGCGCAGGTCAAAGCCGTCCTTGGCCTTGTCGCGCCAGTCGCCCGCAACCGCGTTGTCGGGCTTGATCGGGGTGATGCTCATGCGACCTTCCGACGGCGCTTGTTGCGGAACGCGGCGGCATTGGCCTGGGTGATCGGCACGGTGGCCACGTCCAGACCGGACACGACGAAGTAGCGCGTGTTGTGCACGACCAAGCCGGGCCCGATCGCAAACGCGCCGGGGCCTGGGACCGTCAGGCAGTAGACGTCAGCGTTGCCCGAGTTTTGTACGGCTGCACAGCGCAGCAGAGCATCGGCGCGAGCATGTGGACTTCGCCGCGTAGCGATTCGCCACGAAGCTGCTGCCACAGACCATGCAAGCGCGTTGCTCATCGTCAACACCAGACGCCTTGCGGTGCTTGGTCTTGCAGCCGTTGCTGCAGAACCTCGTGAGGCCGTTGACCACGCCATCGAACGTGCCGCCGCACTGAGCGCATCGCATGCTGACGCGCTGGTGCAGCTTGTCGGCGACTCCGGCGTAGTGCCGTCGGTGCCACTCGCGGCCGGCATCGGATGCGTGCCAGTCACGCGCTGCATCGGTTGCTGCGGACGGGATGCCTCGCTCATGCCCCGCGTGATGGTGGGCCGCGTGCTCGGCTTTGGCCATGAGCACAAGGTTCCCCGGCTGGTTGTTGCTGCGGTCCTCGTCGTCATGGTGAACGTCGTACCCATCAGGCACGTCGCGCCCATTCGCGCGAGTCCAGACAACGCGATGCAGGCGCGCGCCGTAGCGCTGGAAATACTTGCCGCAGCGCCAGTAGCGAAGGCCCTCAAACTCCTGAACGGTGGCCGAGACAACGATGACTTCCATGCGTCAACCTGGATGCTTTGCGATACCGCATTGTAAACCTCCAGTCCCTGCAAATGCCGTGCTTCGACCCATCCGGCCGACGTCAAAAAGGGGTGGTCTGGCGTGCACCGTACGGCTGACCCATTTTCAAACTCAACGCGCACAACGGGCGTGTTTTCGATGGTCTTGCGTGCGCCGATGAACTCGCACAGTGCGCCGGCGCGCGACAGCACGCGCCCTCTGCAGCCGACCAGCAACTCGATTGGCTTGCGGCCCTCATCGGTCCAGACAAGCGTGTCGCCAGTCACGCAGGCGTCCATCAAGTGATCGTTTTCTTTCACGACGTGCCCCTTCTCATCTCGCCGGTAGATCCGGTACTCGCGCAGCCAGTTGCGCAGCGAGCGAAACACCTTCAGCCGGCCGGTGGCCAGGCGCTGGTGCACGTTGTAGAGGCCCGACTCGCGGCTGTTGTTGGCCGTGAGGATGTCCAGGCCCAGCTGCTGGTAGTCGATCAGCAGCTGCTCGCCGTCCTTCTGCGAGCGCCCGCGCGAGGCCGGGTCGATGACGCCCTTCAGCTCGCCGCGCGCCTTGATGGCCGCCACGTGCGTGCTCGGCTCCTGCTGCCCCTGGTAGTGCTCGGAGTACAGATACACCACGTCCGCGTCGCGGTCGATCGCGCCGAAGATGGCCGCGGTGCGGTTCCAGCCCACGTCCAGGCCGTAGGCCCGCGGCCAGTGCGCCGGCAGCACGAAGTCGTCGACGATGATCTCGGTTTCTTCGACCGGGTAGATCGCGCCCGAGCCCAGGCTCGGAATGCCCTTGGAGCGCGCCAGCCGCAGGTGCGGCTCGGACTCGGCCAGCAGCCGGCGCTTCTGGTCCGCGCTCAGGTGAGGCACGTCGTCCCAGCCCGCGAACACGATGGCCCGGTCCTGGCTGACCGCCATGCGCTCTTTCGGCACCCCGGCGTCGTCGCCCAGGTACTGCAGCACGATGGGCGTCAAGCCCCGCAGCGGCGTGAACGTCTCGATCAGCAGCCCGTTCGTGGTCATCAGGCGCATCACGCACTCGGAGCGCACCGACTCGTTGCTCTCCTCGTCCAGCCACACCACGTGCTTCTCGGTGCCCTGGAAGGCCTCGCGGCCCTGGTCGTAGGACTTGAAGCCCAGCCGCGACACCTGGCCCGTCGGCTTGTGCTTCACCAGCACGTAGTCCAGCGCCCCGTTGCCGTTCTGGCGCTTCACCGCGTTGATCAGCGACTCGCCCGGGATCAGGCCCGTGCCGAAGGCGCCTTCAGGGCCCACCAGCTTCAACTGCAGAATGTCCCGCACCGTCTCCTTGGTGTCACCCGCGCACCAGGCATCCACCGGCGTCGTGAAGCGCCGGCCAGGCCACCAGGCCGGGTACTGCCCCGTCAGGTGGCACACCATCTCGTAGCCGCCGGCGCCCTCGGTCTTTCCCACCCGGTTGGCCGCCATGAAGCACCGCGTGGGCACCTGCGCGCCCAGCTCGAAGAACTGCATGTGCTGCGGGTACAGCTCGCGCCGCAGCGGCCCGGTTTCCGGGTAGTAGGTGAGGATCTTCTGCCGCGCCCGCAGCTTCTCCAGCTGGCGCATCAGCGCGACCTGCTGCCGCAGAGCCTCGGCGCGGTCGACGGTGGCCAGTGCGGTCATGCCCAGGGGTCGATCGCCAGCGCGTCGACGCCGTTACCGCAGTCGTTGCACAGTGCCGCCGTCAGCGCGACGGCCTCGGCAGCGCTCTTGCCCAGGTGCATCGCCATCATCGCGAAGTCGCGGCCGCTGCCGATCGCCCACAGCCGGTTCTCGATCACCAGCGGGTATGGCGTGTTCTCGTACTGGAGGGCCGCGTACCCCCGCCGGATCACCAGCAGGCTGCAGCACTCTTTTGCGTCGCGCTGCGCCGCCGGAAAGGTCGCCGGGTCTGCGCCAGCACGCACCCACTCGCGCATCTCGACAACCAGCGCAGCGAGGCCGCAGCCACCAACCAGCGCATCGCCAACGCGGTGCACCTTCGTCGTCGTGGCGTGCAGGCCACCGAACGACGTCATCTTGTCGGCCGCCAGCGTGCGGCCGTCCCAGGCAATGACGGTCATGCGTCCTGCATCCACAACGCGATGCGCTCATCGAGCACGGCCACGTAGCAGCTCATGTGATGCGCCTGGCTGCTCAACAGGTTTCGCTCGACCGCCGGCAGGCCGCCGAAGGTGGGCGTCAGCAGGAACGAGAGCAGCTTGGCCAGGTCGCCAGAGACACGCTCGCGCTCCTCGACGACCCGCTGCTGGTGGGGTTGCAGGTTCATGGGTGGGGTTCCTTCAAACGATGGGGCCGGGTCCGCAATTCGGACCTCCCCCCTGGGGGGTGCAACGCGGGAAACGCACCGTGCGGATGTAAGTCCCCTGACGAGCGAAACCCTGCCCGCCGCACGCGACGCGACCGCCGCCCTGCACCTGAACTCAGCCGCCTTCCGCGAAGGGCTCGGAGCCCGACTCGACGTAGGCGTTGGTCGCCGGTGGCGGCTCAGGCACCGGCGCCGCGGCCTGGGCCTGGCCAACCGGGTACGGCATCCACTCGCACTCGCCCGGCTGCGCCGGCACGTCCTGCGCCAGCCGCACGCTGGTCTTGCCCAGCAGCTGCACGCCGTTCTCGTTGAACACCAGCAGGTTCACGCAGGTGTCGCTCCACACGTGCGTGATGGTCGCGTCGAACGGCTGCGCATGCGTGTGCGTCCGCTCGAAGGTGTGCGGGCGATACCAGACCTTGCGGCCGACGGTGGGTTTGATCATGGGGACTCCTTGACTCTCGCGCGGGAGGGTTTGACGGGGGTGGGGTGGATGGAACCGCACAACAGGCCCCCGGGGTCGCGCATCTCGCATCCCCCCCCCGGGGGGTCG